GTTCATTATTGATTCATAAAACAAGTCAGTTAGGTCTTGGCCTTTAAGAGTATCATTTTCTATTCCTTTACGCTTCTTCTTATTATGACCTCCCTCGTAACTAACGCCATAAGGAGGATCAGTAAACACCATATCTGCTTTCTCACCGTTCATTAGTTTAGCAACTTGGTCTGAATCTGTACTATCTCCACAAAGCAATCTGTGCTGTCCAATTTCAATTAAATCGCCCAATAAAACATCAACTTTTATGTCGTCTGGTTCAGTGTAATCATCTTCTTCAGCTTCCAATATTTCATCCGAATCAAAAGATGGTATTTCTAAACCCCATTCATCTAATTCAACAGCATCCCATTCGTTTGCCAATATATCCCAATCCCATTCGCCAAAACCAACATTGTCCTTGATGATAAATTCACGTTTTTGTTTATCTGTCCAGCCAAACACTTGATGAATCGGCACATCAAACACACCAGATGATTTCAATGCTTTTAATCGCATATTGCCACCAAGCACAACCATATTTTCATCAACGACCAATGGCCTTGCTTGTAACATTTCCGGAAAGTCCTTGATTGATTTGACAAGTTTCTTGAATTTGCCATCTGAAATGTACCTTGGATTTTCATCGTTTGGTTTGATTTCAGCTATGTTTGCTATTCTTGTAATTCCTTCCATCATTTTCTTTCTGTGTACCAAATTACATCGATTACAATCAGAAACAGCGCAATCTGCACTCCGTGTTGTATGTCATCGTGCATTGACAAATCATCATCCTCATCGTTGTAATAACTGAATCCAAGCAATAATCCGATTAATGGTGCAAATTGAATTTGTATCATTGTTTTTTTTTCAAAGTTACAAATCTAATTTGCTTGGCAATGAATCCATATAGTATTTCTTTATGTCGCCATCATTTGTTCGTGCTGAATACTTTTTTAAAGCAACAGCAAATCCAGTAACTAAATTCCTTTTTTCTTCTGTCCAATCTGGCAATACATCCATTTTCATAAATCAACCATTTTTACAAAAACTCCGTTTTCTGTTTTTCCTTTTCGATCTTTAATCTCATTCCACGCTCTGCGTAAAGCATCGGTGGGATCAATTCCATTTTGATATGCGAGAATAATCAATGTGACAAATGAATCGCCAATTCCATCAATCATTTCATTGCGTTGGCCTCGTGCGATCGCTGCCGCAGTTTCTCCGATCTCCTCCATTACTTTAAGCATTTGCGCATTGATGTTTGATCTTTGAAGCAATTTGCGTGAATCTGCCCAAATCTTTACAGCTTCGATTAAATCATCAAATGATTCTTGGTCTGTTTTGTTGCAATTAATGTCATCCATAAAAATGTAATCTGAATCGTGGTTTGAACAAGGTGTATTCATATTTAAAAAAAGTATTTACAAGATCCGTTTTCAATTGGTGAATTTTCAAAATATGGATTGTTTCTTGTTGTGGTGATCGTGTACCGGCAACAATTTGATTTCAACTCACATCCATCACCTTTGCAAAGTTTCATATCTGCATCAAGTTTTTGGAAAAATTCATTCAATGTTATTTTGTTTGCTTTCATAAGTTTGGTGAATTAAGTCACTGAATATGTCGTTATTTGGTGAATTTATATGTTTTTAAGAATAATATTTAAAAACATCGCTACAATTCCAACAACACCAACAAGCGTCATAATTTCTGCAAAAAACTCTATTTTTTTTGTGAGTTCATCAAACTCTTTTTTGTAATCCTTTTCCATTGCGTTTTGTTTAGTTGGTCAAAATTAAAAATTAGTTTTCTATAAGTAAACTTTTAAGCCATTAAAATGGCACATCATCGGTTATTACTTTGATCCTTTGTTTTTTTGCATCAATCGGATGATAAGCACCGCCATTATTAAAATCGGGTGCTATCGTGAAAACTCCTTGCGATCCGTTTTCTTTTCGTTTAACTTTTTGCACATATACTTTTACAGCATCAGATCCGTATGCAGTACGTTCATTCAATGATCGGTAAATGGTCAAGCAGTTGTAAGCCTTATTGAAAAAATCCGATGATCCGGATATGTCATATGGAGTTGGCACACGATAAACGCCATCATTCATTTCCATTTTTCGTGGGTGTGCAATCAAAAACAAATGTGTGTTTGTCTGCTGGCAAAACTGGGTGATCTCTGATAAGATCCGACCAACATAAGAATGATCACGTTGATCCGAGTGATCAAGCATATTGTATGGATCGATCACGCAAACATTAATTCCTTTTTGAAAAACTAAATCTTTAAACGCATCCAAGATCCCTTTCAATGTCAAGTTTTCCAAATCGATCTTCACAAAGTAAAAATGATTCTCAATAAAATCCTTTGTCAAGTTTAATGTTTCATTGTTGCAATTCTTTTGGTTTAGTTTGTTTGCAATTCTTTTGATGTGGCCTTCGTATGGGAATGATTCCGGGGCAAACATTCCAACACGCATATCATAACGCATCGCCAAGTTGCAGCATATTTGATCAATCACATCTGATTTTCCGGAGTTAGGGATTCCAGTTACAACTGACCATTCACCCAAAGCCATCTTGAAATAATCATCAGAATCACCAAGTGAAATCGAATAATTCTTGACACCATACTCATTGTAATTTAAAACAGATTCCCAAATATCATCGATATTTAATATGCCTTCCAATGGAAAGTTTTTGGCGTCCCTAATGCACGATCTTAAAGTTTCCGCACCCTTGTGTACCAAAACATCGTTTGCATCCTTAAACTCGCCAAAATCAACGTATTTGCATCTGTATTGGCCAAATCTCCTTGCGAGTTCTGTGCGAAGCGACAAACCAGCCGCATCATTATCGGTGCAAAGGATGATTTCTTTTTTGTCTTTGAAGTATTCCCAGCAATTATCAAGGTATTCCAATCGCTGATTTCCTTTTGATGCACCATTCGGCACACTACATACCGAATACAATCCAGCTTCATTGAATGAAAGCGCATCCATCTCGCCTTCGACAATGTAGATCGTTTCCGAATCTTTGATGTTGTCCAATCCGTAAAAGATTAATTCCGCACCCGAAACAAGTTTAAAATTCTTTTCAGCATCACGATATTTGACATTGATCAATTTGCCTTCTCGATAATACTTGAAGTTGATCGCATTGCGTTTCTTTTGAATCTGCGGAAAAAACTCAACTGATTCGCCAACATTCCAATTCACAAGAGTTGGCTCGCTGATCCCACGCTTTTCAAAATACTTGATCATCCTCGGTGAAAGTTCGGATTTAACATCCACCGGCTTTGCATATTCTTTGGTGCGTTGTTTAAGTTTTACATTGCCAGACCATCCGCAATGATGGCAGTTGTAGAAGCCTTGTTCAATGTTTACCGACAATGGTTTGTCGGCTTTGTTTTTTCTGTCTTGTGAACATTTAGGGCAAGTGAGTTTTTGCTCAACTTGATTGGGCCGCACTTGGATGCCCAAATCATAAAATTCGGATAAATCAATCATTGTATTTTGTTTAGTGTGTTGAAATGCAAATCAAAAGGAAATTCAAATACTGGCAAAATTTTTTTTTCACCATATTTTGGAAATTCAACTGCGGTTTGTGTGTTCATTGAAACCTCCTTGATCGGAAAGTTTTTGATCTGATAAATGTCGTAAATGAAATCACCTTCCGCCAACGATAAAATAAGCCAACCCATTACCGCATCTTTTTGGTTTTCCATTAGCGACACAATCGTGTCGATCTTTTGTTTTTCGATGTAAAATGTATCCCATTTATGAGATCGCATTTTTACCTCAACAAATGTTTTAATCCCTTTAAAATCGCCAATTATATCATATGGGCAAAATTCATCATCGATCAATTCAAATTTTCCAATGTTGTTAAGCAATTTGCAAACACGAGTTTCATTGTTTTTTGCTTCTTGTATTTTCATAGATCAATTCCTTTGAGTTCGTTTGCGAAAGTTTCAAAGAAGATGTCAATGAATTTTACGCCTTGTTTGTTTGTTTGTCGAAGTTTGAGCAGCGAATAAAAGTTCTTTTGCCAAAAC